ACATATCCATTTGATGAGTTCTTTTGCTCATCATCTGGCCATGTTTGTGATAGTTATGATAGCTTCGATGCTATCACAGATAAGGATCATTCTGCGCAAGTTTTACTTGTGCCGAAGGATTCTCGCGGGCCTCGCCTAATTTCTTGTGAACCAGTGGATTTCCAATGGATTCAACAAGGATTGCGACGAGCCATTTACGAACTAGTCGAGACGTCGCCTATTACTAGGTTTAACGTCTTCTTTACTGATCAACGTCCAAATCAATGCGGAGCCTTATTGGGCTCCTCAAAGACTTGGCGGACACAATATTCGACCCTTGACCTCAAGGAGGCCTCGGATCGAGTGTCTCTCAGTTTAGTCCGCCTCCTCTTTCCGGAACACCTTCATAAGTGTTTGGAATCTGCGAGGAGTTTGTCTACAGTGCTGCCAAGCGGAGAGGTCTTACCCCTCAGAAAGTTTGCCCCAATGGGATCAGCATTATGCTTTCCTATTATGGCTCTCTCTATCTGGGCGATTCTCTCTGCAAGCGCACCTGACGAAGATACTCGTGAGAGTATCTTAGTATACGGGGATGATGTTATTGTTCCAACGGCGTTCGCCGAGAGCGCAATGAACATCCTCGAAGTATTTGGTTTAAAGATAAACCGTACTAAGAGTTGTATCCAAGGATCCTTTAAGGAATCCTGTGGCGTAGATGCCTTCCAAGGCATCAACGTTACCCCGGTCCGTTTCCGGACTGTTTGGAGCATCACCCCTCGTCCTGACGTTTATACCAGTTGGATCGCTTACGCGAATCAACTGTTTGATAAACGATACTATCACGCATACAATTATATTGTAAGTTGTCTGGAAGCCATTTATGGCCCCATACCTGGCGACGACATGGGATTATCGTGTCCAAGCTTGCGTGATTCATCTGCTCGCAATACAGACTTCCGTATCCGCACGAATAAGGCGCTACAAAAGCGTCAAATCCGTGTTAGGGTAGAGAAGTCCACATCAGTAAGTCAAGAGATCCCGGGTTGGAACAAATTACTCCGTTATTTTACGGAGTTTTCTGAACCTTCGCGACCTCCTGATGAATACCGACGTGGCGCTGTTAGGTTTAAACCTACCAGTCCATGTGCAGTCAGTCAGTAT